ACGTAAATCAGGTTTTGCTTTGTGATCTCTTAGTCTGACATCTAATGCTTCATGCGGTATTCCTAATTTATGACTGAGATAAACTCCAGGAATACATCCACCACGATTTATTCCCATAATTACATCAGGTTTCCATTTGTCGTCTGACATACGTTCAGCAATTTGATTGAGTGCATGACGCACTTGGATCATAGTAAAATATTGTTTATTTGACATTACTCCCCTTGTTTACTTTCTGTTTCTGCCCATTTTTCAAACTCTTCGACTTCTTGTTGTTTGTAAGCAATAACAACATCACACTCTTTTACAGCCTGATCTGTCTTTCCTTGCAAAAGCAATTTACGAATCTTTTTTACGTCATCTATATGGTTAAGCACTTCAATCATTACCAAGTCTCCTCATCCTTATTATTAGCACGGTAATCTTCATAACATATTCTCCACACATTTTTAAATTTTTCATAAGCAATTTTTAATGATGGATATACTTCACAAACTTTATCAATCTTTTGTAAACTAGGCACACTGTTTTCAAAAGGAATAGTTTCATTATAATCCTCAAATTTCATGTTTTCAAATCCTTTGCCTGCATCTTCCATCATCATGTCATTAAAATTTAATTGATCACCTTCAGTAAAACTTACTGAAAAATTTTCTGGTGATGGCGCCCATCCGCCTGTTAATGATTCAGTGTTAACACTGTAAGTGATGTTAGGTGTATCTTCTTTTTTAGTCATGTATTCAACTCCTCTTTAATATATCTTTGTAGTTCGTGATCACCAACATTGCTTGGTACCTCGTTTTTATAAAACAATCTGTAACTATCTGAACCATATTTTCCTATACCATATAGTTCAGTGGCATCACTGCCGTCCCAATTATCAAATTGTTCACTCATTCTGTATATTCTTTCTGCTTTCACTTTTTGCATTCCTAATGGCTGGAGCATTTTCTCCAATTTAGAAATAGTTGCAGAACTGAGAAGTTCTGTGTGCGTTGCCCATTTTTTGAACAGTTTAGGCAACACTGCTTTGACTTGTTTGCGATTAGTTTGATTCAGACAGATGACACCCACCATGTGTTGCCAAGTATTTGCAACCTGTTGCTGAACCATCAAGTCCTCCCGCATTAGTACAACTCTTCGATTTTATCACAAATTTTAAGTTTTCTGGCTTCTTTTGCAGACAACCAAACATCTTGTGGTGGTAACAAAATTTCTCTTATTTGTTTTTCACTCATTCCAATGCACTTTTTATAGTGTTCAATCATTCGTTGTGTACTCAACTCAAACTCTTTTACTCTTGCATATAACTCGTGTTCTTTACCTGCACTGCCCCAACTGTATTGATGCGACAGTATTGATGTGTTTGGAGTAAGTATTCTTGAACCTTTTTTCCCTGCAATAAAAATTAAAAATCCACAAGATGCAATAAGTCCTAATCCAACAGTTTTAATTGGTATTGTACTTGCTTTCATTGTATCAATCAATGCAAACGCGGCATGAACATCGCCACCAGGTGAATTAATTATTATTGTTAATTGAGGTAATCTTGTTTCTGCTAGATTCTGATTCATTATCCATTTCAAACAATCTGCACACGATTGCATAGTTATTTCATCCATTAAAACATATACACCATTGTTTGCTAGATTGTTTACTGGTGCATTAGTTCCCCCACCTTTTTTAGCCATTTATATCTCCATATAGTTGTTTACCGGAAAAGAACTTTTCCTGTAATTGCTGTTTTTGTTTCCAAATATGAGGAATAATCTTTTTATAATTAATCATCATAAAATCTATTTTTTCTATTAATTGTTTTTTATTTTTTTGATAGGACTTAAAATCTTGTGTCCATTCACTAGGATATTTGAATTCATCAATAGCCATTTCTACGTAACTTAATCTATTAGGAACCAAAGGCATTGTATCAACTAAACAACCTTCATACCAACTAATACCCAATGTTTCTTGTAAGTTTGCACTGAATACCATTTTTGCTTCACCTAACAAATTATGATATTCATTTTTGCTTAATTCTTTTTCCTGACACACAACAAATTCATATTGTGGTAAAGCATCTTTTAAATCATAAAAAATATCTGGTTGCTTTTCAGGAGCAATTCTGTGTGGAAATAAAATAATATCCTTTTTATCCATGCTTTTGTATGCTGACATAGAGCCTTCAAGGTATTCCATAGGCCAACCCACACGTCTTACTTTTGTTCGATCAGTTGTAAGACCTACATAGTTGCCATATTCTTTAAATGCGTCCACAAACATATTGATATGAAAGTCAGAAGCAAAAAAATTATTGTCATAGGTTTCAAACATAGATCTTTCTGTATTTCTCACCCAAGGTTTATCTCCAATCAATCTACCTAAGAAATCTTGCGGATCATAACTACCGGCGTGCCATAAGCCACCAATACGTATTTTTATTTTCAATAACTCTGCCATATAACGCAGTTGTAAAACAGTTGGATTCCAAGCATCAGTATACAAAAAATAATCTCCATCTTTAATCTTGCCACTGCAAAACATTTCTCCTATCTGTTGCATTTGTTTTGCTTTGTAAACATTAGTACCGCCAAAGTTTAAAAATGCTCCAGGAGTTGTCGCTTGTGGAGTGTTGCCTCCACTTATTACCTCAACTTTAGAATTAGTGTGTCTTTTAAGTTGTAGAGGAAGATATTTTTTCCATTCTTTTGTATATCTTGTATCTACTGCTTCAAGATCAACTATGTAAATTGTCATTCTATCTGTCCTCAAAATATCCTATCATTGCTAACCCACCAAAGAGTCCAGCCGCCATCAGTGCCATGTCGCTTATAAATTCATCACCGCCATACAAACCAGGCATTGGCATAAACAAAGCGAATACGACCAAAAATATAAATGCTATTGTTCCTAAGAACAAGGTCAACATTGTTTTACTCCTTATAATAGACAGCATGACTTCCATTTTCACCATCTTCACTGACATCTATTTCAACATCTCTGTTAGGATATTTCTTAGATATTTCAGCAAATAAATCATCGCTGATCATTTCACAAGATTTGTAGTCTAATTGTAAAGTCTTTTCTGAGTACAATTTTTCTAACCATCTTTTAAATTGTATAAATTCTATTTCTCTATCATCATGAAATACTTCTATACCAACTTTGAAATGAAAAATATGTCTGTGAGGATAGCCTAAAAACGAAACATCATACTCATCACCAGTCGCTAGTTTTGGATCATCTAACGCCGCAGGATATTTGTGGATTCCTTCTTTTCTAAATGTTACCCAAATGTTTTTTTTATTTTTCATATCTTATTATAACAATTTTATTCATTATTGTCAACGTCAATAACAGTATCACCAACATATTCATCCCAGTCTGTGTAGTGCATATCGTTTGTGATCTCTTTTAAATTTTTACTCCAAACTCCAGAATTTGTTAATCCCCAAGTGATGTCATCAATTTTCAATGTTGTATTTTTATTAAGTTTGTAGATGTTTGGTATTTTGGCACTGATCATAGGCACAAATTTTTCATACTTCATTAAACCAGTGGCTGTAACTTTTTCAATATATTCTATGCCAAAGTCTAAAGTCACATGGAAATCTCTGTCCAACAAGTCTCTCATCATCACTGTCCACTGATGCATTTCTTCGTCAGTCTCTGGATTAAAACTTTGACTAGTGCCAAAGTATATGTGTTTTGCATTATTATTGTTTGCCAACATTTCTATTTCTTCAACAGGTCTCACACCTACTACAAATAAAGTTTGAGCACCTTTCATACAAGTATTTTCTATTTCCGTCCCTGTAAAATAAGTTACTTGCTTTCTTTTTTGCGTGTCTAACACCATTCTATATAACCTCTACTGTATCCTGGCAGTCTTTTATTGCCTTCTGCAAAAGCAGATTGCCATTCATTATCTCTATTGTAACCTTTTGTCCAAAAATTGTCAACATCTAATTGTCCAGATTCAATCATTTTTACTGCTGTCTGCATACAACGTTTGAAATCTTTTTGTCTTGGACTTGGAAATATCACTGTTACTGCATTCCAAAGTAGTTTGTCAAAGTTTGTTGTTATGCTGTTTGTCTTTTCAGCACCAAGCACAATTAATCCTTGTGGCTTTAACAAATCCATTTTAAACACTTCATCACGTGTATTCAAATCAATTACAATATCATAATCATTACCAAAATTATCTTTTAGTTTGTCTCCCCAAAGTTCTTTATTACTATTGCCAATTACATCAATTTTAAAAAAATAGTTTGCATTCAAGTATTGATATACTACCCATGCTAAAAATCCACTTCCAATGATACACAATTTTGCATTTTTATTATTACGTGTTTCAAATTGTGTTTCTTCTTGCATCACAACATTTAAACCACAAGCAACTGGCTCAACAATATACTTTGGATCTAAACTTGGAACTTTTACATAAGTGCCATCTAGTGCGTTGTAAAAATCTGCGTATGCTGGTTCACCTCTTGTGGCTACAAAGTCACCTACTTTAACATCTGTAATCTGTGTGCCAACATCTGCCACTTCTCCTAAGCCTTCATGACCTTGCATATTCAAAGGCAATGGTCCAAAGTTGCCATTCATCATATCTATATCGCTTCTGCACACACCAGTCTTTTTACTTGCTACTCTAATCTCATTAGGAGCCAAGTCACCAATTTCAATAGTGCCTTCTGCAAAATGTCCTTTACCCTCTGTGTATAATATTCTAGACTGCATTTTCTAATATTTTATGGATAAACAAATCTTGTTTGTTTTGTTCTTTCCAAAACTCCTCATTATTTAGGTTTTTAACATGGTTATCAATCATTTTTTTGTAAGCATCTTCAGGACACAATCCTAATTCAAATGATCTAAACTTGATATCTCCTTTGTACATATGCACTGCAATATCATCTTTTTCATCTGTACGCCAAGCAGTGTTCACTTTAATAATATTATTAGGCCCAACTAATTTAAGATACACATTGTCATCAACATCATACACACCATCTTCTTTCACTTTACCATAATCAGTATCAGTGCAATCTTCTAATCTATATCTTTGTTCAATTTTTTTATCTATTATGTTGTATGCTTCATAATCGCTAGGAGCCAGCACAAATAATAAAGACAACATATGTGGCAACAAGTCTCTCGATACTCCTCCAAATGCTAAATCCTTATTTGTAAACCAAGTGCCTGGACTAGGAATCCTGTTTGTATTTTTCCAATTTAAATCTATGTTGGACATCTTCTGTCCTAAATTTGCCATTTCTCCTATGTTATCTCTGTATTGATTGTTTTTAGTCATCACATACTTTGTTTTCTTGTCATGTGTTAATGCTGTCCATTGAGCAACATTCTTAACACCAGGCTTTTCAACAAAAACAATTTTTGCATAACCAGATAGTGCTTTTGCCAATGCAAAGTGTGTTTTGTTTGGAGTACAAATGTGTGCTGTATCAAACTGAGGATGGGCATCTATTGCCGTAGTTAATTCTATAAAATCAGGTTGTAGAGATTGATCTGCATCAACCGTGATAATCTCCGCACCCATTGATTCATATATTCTTTTGTATAATTGTCCAAAGCCTAATCCAACAATCAGAGTCTTCATTAACCTAATATACTCCTTTTCATAGATTCAAGTTGTGTTTTCAAAGACAACTTAATTTTTTTAAATTTGACAAGAATATGTTTTCCGTCCCAACTTCTATCGAAAGTTCTTTCTTCTTCCATCTCATCTACTTTCTTTTTGTACCAGTCGTATTCCTTTTGCACTGCTTTTATTTTTTTACTTTTTATTTTTGCCATTTTATACCTCCTCGAATAAGTTTCCAAATTGTGTAGATGCATTTACAGTCTTCTTACCTGTTGCACCTCTTGTACCTATTATGGACATCCAAAATCTTGAATACTCTTCTATCACTGCGTTTGCTTCATCTTTACTGCTTGTTGCAAACACGGCATTTACAACATCTTTAAATGCAACTCTGTCAAAGTTTTCTTGTACTAGCATTTTAGGATTAATTTTTGTATCATACATTCTGTTTGCTTCTTGCACTGCTGTGATATGCATCCAAACATTGTGTGCCATTTGCAATGTATAACTGAAACTATCCCAAGAAGTTTTTCCTTCATTCCCCATTTTGTTTAAGTCACCAGGTTTATAACAAGTGATATCTTTCATTTGCCATCTAGCACTTACTGGACTGTCTTTAAATGTATCAAATATTTTATAATCAAGCACTGCATCTCTGAAAGGTCTAGTATCAGTTGCATATGCTTTATTGTCTGCACTTGGTTGCATTCTATAAGTCCATTTCTTTTTGTCTTCGATTTCAATATCAGTATAAATTTGACCATTAGCACTTGCTAGGAAAGGACTTGCACAATCAAAAGTAATCATAAAATTTTCATTATGATACTTTCTAACTGCTCTTTGAATATCAGTCAATAGTACTGCCCATTCTAATTTACTTGTTCCTAAAAAGTGCATCACATCATGCACACCTTTTTCGAGTAAACCATCAAATCTTAATGCAACTAAACGTTTTAATGCCAAGTGTACATCACACATATTTTGACCACCCATTGCCCAACCATTAAAATGCGTACTAGGATATTTCTTTGGATCACAGTAGTCTTTCATTTGCGAATACCAATCATCTGCTTGTTGAAAGTTTTCACCTTGAAGCACATTTAAAAATTTACAATTACCATTTCTATTTTTCATAAAATAATCATTGTTTATTTTTGTGCCATTCACTGCTTCTTGATATGAATTAATCTTACTTGCCTCAGCACCTTGAGGAGAACGTGATACCCAAGCAGGAATATCTAGTATCATACCATAGTCCATGTTGCCATCCATAAATGCCAACACTTGTTCACGTTTCTTTTTAGCCTTAGGACAATTAGGATCTTTCCAATCTCCTTCCCAAACACCTTTACCTATTTGGAATCCACCAGAGTCACCTAGTAACCAATTATCATTTCTGTCTCTGTTCCTAATGATATCATCTCGCACACTAAACTTATTCATGTTCAAATCTGCGTGACCCGCCGAATACAAATGCCATTTGTAGTAAAAATATGAATCTTTGGAACTGGTGTAGTTGAGTCCTTGAACACCATGTTCAAATCCAGGTGGCACTCTTGAAGAAAGAATATAATCTTTCTCGTGCTTTTCTTTTCCTAAATCTCTTGCAAAGAAACTACTCATAGCAGGAAGAAATGTTGCGTAATCTTTCTGCTTATTAGTAAGGTTATCTGTTGGTATAGCGTTATCCATATTTTGCCTACTCAATGAATTATTTTGTTTGTGCAGGTAAAATGTAATTGTATTGTGCGATACCACTATCTACTGTTATTTGCATTGCTCCTGCATCCGAGATAGCCATTGTTATTTTGCCATCTAAATTCAAAATACTCATCACTTGTTGGATTGGCCAACTCCAAGCATTTTGTAATTCTTTGCTGACACTACCTTGAAATATAAATGATCCTGCGTGTGTATTTGCATCACCATAATAAAACACAAGGTTACCATTCTCTGTTTTCACTGTAAACACAGTTTCTTCTGTGTGTGCCGCCGCCTGCAATTTAAATCTTTGGATACTTGCAACTGATGGTTCAAATTCAACTTCCCATGCAGTACCTTTAAATTTAACAGATTTTAATTTCTCATTAATGATCTCAGTACTCATAAATCTGTAATCATTTTTAAAATCACCACCTGCATTTTCAAAGTGAATATGTGTTGGCACAGTTTTTCCATTTCTTTCTGCTGTCATCACATTAAGTTTTGCATCTTTTTGATACTCTGGACATTTTAAATGCAAAGCAAGTTTATCTAGGTTAGGCATTCCAAACACACCATCAAATTCATTTACTTTAGAATTTGTATTTGCATTTAAGATAACACTTCTATCTTCTGCCATACTTTCTATCTTTGTTTGCTCTTCATTAGAAATTTTTACTAGACTTAAAAATCCCAACGAATGTGTATGAGCAACTATATCTTGTAACACGTCTTTCATATTTTTCTCCTCTTAGGTTTATTATATTTAGGTTTTTGGTAAATGTCAAGCATCATTTCTGTTTGACTCCAAAATCTTTATACACTTTTTGTAAGCATTTGGCTTGATAATAACAATCAGCCAAAGCATTGTGTAAATCAGTTTGCATACCTTTTCTTGGATCTTGTGGCATCATATTGAATACTGTTCTGGAATCTCTAATTTGCCAGTAGTTCCAAGGCACAGGTGTTTCCATCTGCTTATACAAGTGTTGCAGTATTGCGTAATCAAACAAAGGACCTTGACACCAAAACTCATCAACACCTACACTGAATTTGTTTAATTGTTTTATTGCGTCCATCACACTTGTTCTTTCATGATCACCAAATGCTTCGTCTTGTATTTCTTTCTTTTGTCTGCCCCACCATTCCATTGTACCATCATCAACGTGCCTACCTAATTCACTTTGTTCGTCTACGTTTAATCTAAGATACAATCCACTATGTGGTTCACTATCATTATATGGATCAAATTTTATAGCACCTATAGTAATCACAGTAGCATCAGGTCTGGTGCTTAATGTTTCCAAGTCTATCATTGCGTGTGTGCTCATCTATTCTCCAAAGTCAAATAACGTGTTAAATGTGTTTTTTGTTTCTGTGCTTGAAATATCCCATTTCAAAACACCAAGTAAGTTTCCTAATTTGCTATCAACCAATGTTTTTTCCATACTATCATCATCAAAAGGCAACTCTTTGAACCACATCGGAATACGAAGTTGATCAACAGGATATGCAACAGATGTGTAATCCAAAGGATTTTTCTTTAGTTTACAAACCATTACTTTCATACCATCTACAATCTCTATAGAGTGTTTGTCCGAATTCATTTTCTTTAGATTGTTCCAATTTAAACTTGCCCTTACGTGACCTGGCATATTTGCTTTACCTAACCTTGCTTCTTTCTTAGCATACTCACCAATATTATTTGCACGTTTAGGAGATGCTTTCTGCCATCCAGGAAGTTTTTTAAATTCTTGTCTAAACACTGCAATACGTTCCAAAACTTCTTTTTCTGTTTTACCTGTCAAGACCATAAGCAAAAGTTCACTTAAAAAGTTTTGCACAAACACTGGAGTATCTGACCTTTTTAAATCAAGACCCATTGCTTTTACCTTACCTGGTGAGTCACCTTCATCTGTTCTATGCCCTTCTAAATCATATATCAATACTGCGTATCTTTTCTTTGTAATAAACAATCCTGACTCTGCAACAGATTCTCGACCTGCTTGGATAACTTCTGCTCTTGATTTAGGACAATGAAATGCATCACTCATAAATTTTTTAAAAGTACTATTAACTTCTTCACACACCTGATCATATAATTTTATAACACTTTCTTTATTCCAAGGAATTTTACCATCTTCTATTTCTTTTTTCAAAACTTCATATGCTGAAAAATATGCAGAATCTGTATCACCATATATAATTGCTTGTCCTACATGGTCATATGTGCCTGTGATCACTTCATTTACTTTACCAGCCATGTGTTTTGCAATCTGTCTTCCTGTAAGTGTTGTAGACTGACCAATACGTTTGTCAAAAAACCTACAACCTGGATTCAAGATTGCACCATACAAACTGTTCAAATTAATCTTTTTCACAAGTTGTCTTTTATCCCAAAATTCTTCTTCTGCTTTGTTGTTGGCATTCACTGCTTTTTTCTTCATGCTTTGCATATCTTGACGTTCAGTGTACCAACGTTTTAGTAATCCAGGAATAACTCCTTCAAACTCACTTGTAAATATTGTACCGTTAGCACTTAAGATGAGCGGATTATTACTGTCAAATATAGTTTTGTAAACTTCTGCTCCGCTTTTTGTTTCAGATGTACCATCTTCCCAGTCAATTGTTACAACAGCGTCACGTCTTTGTTGTATAACATAATCATATTCTAATGATCCAAAACGGTTTTCCCAAGCACCTGCAAATGACTTTTTCTGTAATGTCATTTGTTCATCAATATATGCATCAGTATCTAATGGGCGTAGTTGTCCAACCACACACTCTGGAGCCATATTCAATGCTCTAATCACGGAAGGATATAGTGAATTCAAATCCATAGAACCAATCCAATTATGGAAACCTTTTTTAGGAAATGCCACATATGCACCTGCGGCTGTTGTACTGCCTAGCATATCTCTTTTAGGTCTATTAGGAACTTGCAATCCTCTTCTATGTGCTTCATTAATAATTGCTTGTTCAGTAACCGCAACTGCTCCTAGTGTTGTTTGCAATAATACAGTATTTGCGTGTGCTAATTCATTTGTTAAGTCTATAAATTTTAATTTTTTGTCCAGTTTATCTAAAAGTGCAACGTCCTGTCTGTTGTATTCAATAAACTTTCTAAAATCCTGATTATAAAGTTGATCTAAACTACCTTCATACACTGTTTTAGTTTCACCCAATTCATGCTCACCTATTGCGTCTAATCTATAACTGTGTCTTTCTTCATATGTGTACTTCCTATAAAGTTCTAATGAATCTAAATGCACACGTCCTACTAGGTCATATGTTTCTTGTTCACGACCATATCTTTCAAATGTTCTTTTCTTAGGAAGTTGTTTCCATAAACAAAAACGTCTTGTGTCATCTTTGCTTAAGACTTTGCTAACTCTGTTTATCATGTAAGGCAAGTCATAGCCTTCTGAATTCCAACCACTTAACACATCAACATCTTCTATCAAGTTTAAAAACTGTTTAAGCATATCTGCTTCTGTTTCACATATGAATACATTTTCAAAGTCTTCAACAAGCAGTTGTGCCTGTGTTACAGTCATACCTTTTGGCGGAACTGCAAGTGTAACTAAACTATTCATCCATTGTAATGATACTGTAATTGCTGTAATTGGCATAAAAGGATCACTTGGCAAACTAAATCCTTTTTCAGGATCAAAGTCTGCTTCAATATCAAAAAATGCAATTTTTAAATCTGGAGCGTCATGATTAATATAGTTTGTGCTTAGACACTGATATATTGGATTGATATCGGACTCGAATAAATTTTTGTTTCTATTAATTGCTAACTCTTTATGAAAATCTTTTGTGTTTTTACAAACAATTCTATGAAGTGGTTTGCCTGTTGTACTTTTATATTTGCCTTTTGGATCTTCATAGAAAAATGTGTATCTTACAGGGAACTCTTTAAAAACTCTTTTGCCGTCTTTTCGCTCTACAACTCTAATTGCGTCTGCGTTTCTATCGAAAAAACCATCTATGTAACTCATTTATTCTCCTAATGTCATTTGTGGCTGACAAAATACCAACAATCATTTGTGGCTGATTTAACCTTACTTTATATAATATAACAGTATACCTCCGAAACCCATTGCTGTCAATACTAAATTTGTTACAATGAGTGCCGGTTCTCTCCAAATGAGAGAAACAATTAACCAAATTATACCTCCCAATGCCAAAAGCAAAGGACCTGTTGGATACAATTCAGGAAAGCCTGCGTTTATAAATGTGCCTATTATTAATACCGCTGTTGCGAGCCATTTTAACTTGTTGCCTTTGTTTACCTTTGCCATATACTATTTAGATTCAAACCTGTCAAATACTCTATTAATAACATTGTTAACACAAACAAAGTGAGCACACTTAGGCATATCTTTGATACGTCTTGCTCCAATGTATGTGCAAGTGCTTCTTACACCACCTAATATTTGTTCTATGGTGTCTTTGACTGGTCCTTTATCTTCTAATGTAACTGTTTTACCTTCTGTGCCTCTGTATCCGTCTTTTCTTTGTCCGTGTGTATTCAATGCTGTCTGTGAAGCCATGCCATAAAAAACTCTTTTGCCATCAACTAGTTCTAATTCAGATTCATTATGCCCTGCTAACATTCCACCGAGCATCACAAAGTGTGCACCGCCACCTAGTGCTTTGCTCACGTCACCTGGCTCTGTGCAACCACCATCAGCAATAATATGTCCACCAACTCCATTTGCCGCATCTGAACATTCCATAATTGCAGAAAACTGTGGGACTCCTACACCTGTTTGCGTTCTTGTTGTGCAAACTGATCCAGGACCTATTCCAACTTTTACAATGTCTGCACCCTTAATAATTAATTCTTCAGTCATGTTTGGTGTTACAACATTACCTGCAATAATAACTTTGTCAGGATATTCTGATCTAATTTGAGATACAAAATCTACAAATGATTCGTGGTATGCATTTGCGACATCAATTGTTATACAAGGAATATCAGGAAATGCAGACATCACTTGCTTTAATGTTTGATAATCTTGTGCATCTTTATCCCAAATAGCACCAGTGCCTACACAGGCAGAAACATACTTAAATTTTAATCCTGTGCCTGCGGCTTGTTTCCAATCATCTAAAGTGTAATGCTTTCTTATAATTGTAAGCATTTTAAATTCCTGCAAGACTCTTGCCATTGCAAAAGTACCAACACCATCCATATTAGATGCCACAATAGGAACATATGATAGTTCTTTACCGCTGTTTCTAAATTTAAATTGACGTTGAATATCTACATCTCTTCTAGAACTTAATGTTGATCTTTTAGGTTGTAGTAAAACATCTGAATAATCTAAATGTATGTTATAATCTATTCTCATCTTAAATATTTCTTCTTATACCAACTGTAAAACTTTTTGTCTTGAAAAAACTTTGCAACATCTGATGCAGGGACCTGATCACTTCTGATACAATCTGCTAGATCTTGCCATTCTTGCAATTTTTTCTCCAAGGCCATTTGTTCACCACTTAATATCTTTATTAGTTTCTTTTTAGAAATAACGGTTGTCATCTGTGCATTGTTGCAGATATTTTACCATATTATCTGGAGTGGATTCAATATATGGATCATCATCTGTGCCTTCGTTGTTTATGCCAGGCTCTTGCCACCACTTTTCTATTGTATTGTCGTTGATTACAGTCATGTATCTCCAACTTCTAAGACCAAAGCCTAAATGGTTTTTACCAATTAACATACCCATAAATCTTGTGAAGTTACCAGAGCCATCCGGAATCATCTTTACATTTTTAATTGCCATGTGATTGGCCCATGCGTTCATTACAAATGAGTCGTTTACTGACACACAATATATTTCATCTATGCCCATTTTCTTGATACCTTCATATTCTTTTTCAAAACCTGGAAGTTGTTGTGACGAACAAGTTGGCGTAAATGCTCCTGGTAAACTGAATAATACTACCCTTTTGCCTTTAAAAAAATCGTCTGTTGTTTTATTGATCCATTGTCCACCGATTGCACATCCACCATCAGTTTCAACCTCATCGCCTATTCTAACTCTGAAGGTTACTTTTGGAATTTTAAGATCTCTCTTCATTTTCTCTCCTTAATTTGTTTGCATCAAAAAAATCGTCTGCATTAATGGCACGGTCATCAATCCAAACATCATAGACTGGCTTTTTCATTGTTATGGAAGTGTGTTTTACATTCCATTGTTTTAATTGTTGATGTGTTAAATCAGTCCAGTCCTTTCCTGAATTACCACCTCTTGCTGTCCAATAATGGATTTCATGCCCTTCATCAAACAACGAATTTAACTTTGCAATACGCACATGGTCTGGTTTACTATCTACGTAGTTGCTGTTTTCATTATAACAAATTGTGTTGTCTATGTCAACCATGTACTTCATTATTGGTATATTCTATTTGTCTTTACCAACTGCAATGATTAAGTTTTCCAATGAATCGAATTCATCTGAGTATTTGTGCCATTCGCCTTTGTGTGCGATTTTAATTGCTTTGTTTATTAGTGATGGTTTTATTTCAAGTTCTTCTGCAACTGCTTTCACAGTATCTTTTAAGCCAGAATTTAAATCTTCTACTTCTGAAAGCACGTTTGCGCCTTCGTCAATAATTCTTTTTAATTTTGCTTGTTCTTCTGGACCGTATGTTCTACCTGACATTTTATTCTCCTATTAATTAAGCCTACATTATACTTAATTTTTTTAAGGAAGTCAAAGGTTATTTCTTGAGTGGGCTGTCTTTTTCTTCGTAAAAATAATCGTTTGAATCACCAAAAGTTACACTGCTTTCGTTTTCGCAGAAGAACTCTCTGGTGCTGACTTGGAAGTCTGGTCTTTTTAGTTCAGATGGAGTAAGTGATTGTTCGTACCAAAGCATTCTATTGTTTGGTTGTGCAAAGTATTGGCCGTTAATCAATCTACCAAAATTATGTTGTTTGTGTTCGCTTGGCACTTCTGAAACTCCTGTGTTTACTGTGTTAGGGTCACCATGACAGGCATCAATAGTAAAAAGGTATTCACCTTTCATTCTGCCACCACCTTTTAGCATTATTTCCACATCACAGTTCTTTAGCATGGATTTTGTCCATACTTGTATGTTGCAACTGAAACTATCCCACAATTCTAATGTGCCTAAAGGTAATTGTTCTTCTTCTTTGATGTCTTTTTTCCAAACAAATGCGGATAAAGGAAATTTGTCAAAACAAGCACCGTACTCAGGTAGATATGCTTCAAACATTAATGCTCTGCCTTGTACAGATTTAACTGCAATTATAACTGCTTCTACAAACTCGCCGTGGCCTCTTTCAAGGTCGTGCAAGTATTCTTTACGAACCCAGCATTTTAGATATGGAATATTAGCAACAAAATTCAAGACACAACCTCCCTCTTGTTAGTATGTTGTATTTATTTAAAATTTTATCTTGTAGTGATTAATGTGTTAATTCGACTTACGTTTTTTTCTGCCGGCGCAGTGTGCTTTTTGTGAAAAACCTTTAGGATTTGAACAGTTAATTGATTTCTTGTATTTTTTAGACCACTTTTCTAATATTATCTCTGAAATTTTCATTGCACTGTTTTAAATTTATTTTTTCTTTGCTTTTGTTTTCTTTTTCATTGAATTAATGTATTTTCGATATACAGCCGCTGGTCCTGATTTGCCTGCCGCTCTTGCTCTTTGCTCCATGGCAACAGCCGCTTGTATTTTGTGTGCGTGTGATCTACCCGATTTTCTGATTTTAGAAACACTGGATTTTGCTGTGGCTTCGTCTTTGAACCCTAATCCATGTATAGTGCCTTTAGGATTTTCATCTGTGTATAGGTCACTGTGCTTTTTTGAATTTTTTTTCTGTCCTTTTTTACGTGGTATTCTTTTGCCTTCGGTAATAAATTCGAACGCTCTCATTATTTTTTCTTCTTTTTAGTTGCAACATTGATTGCTTTGCCACGCCTATTTGGATTTGGATCTTTTCTACGTTTTCTACGTGCCGCACTTGCTCTACCTTTTTTGCCGAGTGCATATGCTTTTCTGGCTGGTAAGCATTTAGGTTTACCTTCACCTTTGGATTTACCTCCACAAGAACCTCTGATTTTGCCACCAGGTCCCATTCTTACCCATTTGTCTTTAAACCATTTTTTAAGATTTTCGTCTAAGGATTCGTCTAGTAATATATCGTGACAGTTTACACAGAAGTCAATGTGTTCTCTTTTTACACAGTTGGGTACCCTTTTTCCGAACATGGTCTTCATGCCCTTCTTTTCGTAACCCTTCCAACAACGTGTGCCTTCACCTAACTGCACTCCAACTTGTCGTGCGGACCAACGAATTTGATTTACTTTCTCTTGACTTTCTGGAGAACGTAGCATTTCGGGCCACAGTTTATCCATGTATTGTTGCCAGTTTGGAAAATTTTTAATTGGCTCAACTCTTTCACCAGGTTCTAATTCTTCCTTGTCTAAATTCCATTTGGTGATGATGTTTGGTTCTTTTATACTAGGTTTAATAACTTTCCCTGCCATGCTTGGCGATACTCCTGACTTTTGATAAAATTCTGGGTTTTGTTTAGGGTCAGGATATTTTACGTTTGGAGAATGCAACAGCATCGGCATGACTGCGCCTTTGTCCCACAATTCATTCCAATCTATTTTTTCGGAAAGTACTTCGTGGAGTTTCATTACTTCTTCTTACTGTTGCCCCAATTAGCCGCGCCTTTTTTACGACACTGAACTAGAGCACCAGAGGCGTAAGCCGAAGGCCAAACTTTGTATCTTGCTTTTACTTTGTGATAGCAGGCATCTTTTTTCTCTGCTAATTTTTCGAATTCTTCTTCTGTAATTTCTTTACCAATTGATTCTTCTAAAGATGTGAAAGATTCTTTTTTCTTTTTGTTGTGCTTGTCTTTGATTGCACCAATCTCTTCTGCACTAGCACCTTTTCCAGCGGCACTCTGAATCTTTTTCATTCCGTCTTTGCCGTATTTTTTAACACCGGCTCTGTACATTATTCCAGATTCGTCTGTGTCTGTATCAATCTTTTTTTTTAATTGTTCGTTTAATTTATTTTGAAGTGATGTTTTGTAATCTTCTTGTGTTGGAGTTTCACATCCTGGATGACAGTTGCAATTTGGAGTACAATTTCCATTGCAATCACAATTTTTATCACAGTCACAAGCCATTGATTCTGACACTGTTTTTTTAGTCTCATCCATCATTTCATATTCCATGTAATGGAATACTGAACTCAAATAGTCAGATGCTTTTGTAATTTTTGCCGCTACCCAACCTTCTAAACCTTTTTCTTCAGAAACATTTTTTAAAAGTTCGTGTAGTTTAATAGAATATTTTGCTGATTTGTAAAGATCAGATTTTGCCATCTGCACTTCATGGTCTTGCTCAACTCTTTGAGCCAAATCTGCTAGACCTTCTTTTAATTCATCGTGTTTCATATCTATATTTACCTTTTTAACGGGCCGCCAAATATGCTTGTACCCTTCATATCCAACGCATTATCTTTGGGTGTTTGTTTTTTAATTTTGGGTAGGTTTGGTGCTTTTGTACCTGACTTGCCTGGTGTGCCTGTGTATGATTTCTTAAATCTATCTGGCCCTATTGCAATGTGTGGAGATACCGTAGTAGCAATACTACCAGCACTTGTGGCACCTGCTGTTGCGTACTCTTTTAAATTAATTGTTACAATTTCAGTGATCTTCATATTACTATTTATTTTTCATCAGGTTTCTTGCACGTTTGCTGATAGAATATTTTGCGTGTGGTACTTTGAGGTTTTTCTTCCCGTATATGGGGCCTATCTTGTGTTTATACACTAATAATTCAGGATCATAGCCATAGTGGTGATCATAACGTTTCTTTATTTTACTGAACTCTTTAAACCTCATACAGTTACTTATCTGTACTAATTTGTTTGTTCTAGATAGTAATCTAGACCGTAGCGTCTTTTAATAATTTTTTCTAGTCGATCTGCTACGATTCTAGTGTAGTATTCTTTGTTGTTTCTTGGATCTCTTATTGCTTCGCGTCTGGCTCTTTGAAAACATCTAGTGAGTTTTCTTTTCACTATTTTTTA